GTCCTGCGATAGCGAATACATTTAGAGATTTGTAAAAATGGGAGTAGTGAAAACGAAAGCATAAGACAATTTTAATAAGAAAGCAAAAAATGGGAAAAAGATATAAAAATTTATTTGAAAAAGTTGTGGATATTAATAATATTAGATTAGCATATAGTAAAGCAGTAAGAGGTGGCAATAGATATACAATTTCACATTTAAGGTTTAAAGAAAATCTTGAAGCAAATTTATATTTATTACAACAAAGCTTAATTGATGGAACTTATAAAAGAGGGAATTATCACACTTTTAAAGTTTATGAGCCAAAAGAAAGAATAATTAGTGCATTACCATTTAAAGACAGAGTTGTACAACACTGTTTAAATAATATATTACAACCTATTTTTGAAAGTGTGTTTTATTTTGGAAGTTATGCGTGCAGACCAAACAAAGGTGTACATAAAGGCGTAAAAGATGTTCAAGCATCAATAAGAAAAATGGAAAAGATAGGAAAAGTATTTTATTTAAAAATGGATTTTTCAAAATATTTTCATTCAATAGATAAGGAAATATTATTTAGAGAAGTTGAAAAGAAAATATCAGATAAACAAATTTTAAAAGTTTTAAAAGATTTTGATGGATGCAGTGGTGCAGGAATACCAATAGGTAATTTATTATCTCAAATGTTTGCAAATATTTACGGACACATATTTGACAGATTTATTAAAACAAAAATAAAAGCAAAGTATTATTTTAGATATATGGATGATACAGTGATTTTATCTAGCAACAAACAAGAATTGTATTTGATACAAAAGAAATTGAGAATTTTTGCTAAATTATTTATGAAATTAAAATTTAGTAAATGGTTTGTTGAAAGTATTGCAACACCGTTAAATTTTTTAGGTTATAGAATAACAGCACAATATAAATTAATTAGAAAAGATAGTGTTGTGAGAGCAAAAAGAAAAATAAAAAGATATAAAAGATATAATGATATTGAAAAGCTAAAAATGTTTTTAGCTTCTTGGCTAGGGCATTTAAAAAGTGCGGACAGTTACAACTTAAAAAAATTCATAAAAAGGGAGTTTGGAATATGGCAAATGAAGTTGGTTTGATTGATTGCGTAGGGCAATTGACAGGAAAAGAAATTGCAATGAGAGGTGAAACATTTGTATATTTAAATACAAAAAAAGATGTTGAAATTGAAATTGTAAATGAAGCAGTTGCGTTAAAAAATGAAAAAGATTTGGAAAACTCAAAAAGTGAAAAATATATTGAGATAAAAAAAGATTTTCAAAAACAAGAAAGTGAAGCAGTTTTGATTGGTGATGCAAGTTATCAAGGCGGTTATGATAGTGCAATAAAACTTGATAGTGCAAAAAGATTAAGTGAGAGTGCAGGATTAGAAAATGTTACATTTTATGATGCAGAAAACAACCCGCACGATTTAACAATATCGGATGCAAATAATATTGTTATTTTTATTGCAGGAAAATACCAAACAGATTTTGCAAAATATCAGGCTTTAAAAGTTGCAGTTAAAGATGCAAAAACAATTGAGCAAGTGGAATTAATAAAATGGTAAAAATCGAATATCCAATTTTAAAACCGACATTTGATAATAAGTTTATTTTAGACAATGATTATGAAATTGCAGGAATTAAAATAAGCAAAGGATATGAAACAAACGGTGCAGATGTTCCGCGTGTATTTTGGTGGTTTATTCCTCCATTTAAGCCGAAATATTTGCCTGCAATAATTGTTCACGATTTTTTATTTGAAAATAAACAATATAAAAAAGGAAATGATATTTTTGAACAAATATTATTAACAATTGAGGACAGTTTTACTACTAGAATGATGATTAAAAGCGTTAGAATATACGCTAATTTAAAATATGGAGTTTAAAAATGTTAGGCGAAGAACAATCAATTGATATTTCAAGAGGCGTGAGTGTTAAACTTATGCACAATGGAAGTAAAAATATGAATGTAAACGGCAGTAATGCCACACCAATTATATTTGAAGCAAAACCACCACAAGGCAAAAAATGGCGAATAACAAGAATGGTTGGTTATTTAGAGGGTGCAAATCCATTTAGTGCAGAAAAATTTGCAGATTTAACAGCACTTGTTAATGGTGTTGAAGTATTAATAAATGGAACAACAATAACAACTTGGAACACAAACAGAGATATTGCATCACAAATTCCAGTTTTAACAGCACCAAAAGCACTTGGCAAAGAAGATAGAACACTTGCAGGAGTTTGGAATATAAAAGAGGCATTTGGCAATGCAATACTTGTGGATAGCACAAACGGAATACAATTTAAAATAAAAGATAATTTAACGGCAATTACAGCATTTAATGTAACTGTTCAAGGGCAAGAGGTATAAGATGATAGAAACAACAACAGCATTAAAAATAATTTGGAATACATTTGTTGTTCTTTTTAGTGGTGTATTGGCTTACTTGGAAATATCGCAAGAGCCATTCACTTTATTTGCAATTTTATTGGTAATTGATTATATTACAGGAGTTTGGAAAGCAAAAACACTTGGCGTTTCAATAACTTCAAATAAAATGAAATACGGACTTATATCAAAATTATCACTTTTAATTATTCCTATTGTTTTAGCTATGGGTGCAAAAGCAACAGGTGCAGATTATCATTATATTTTGTTATCAGGAATGTATATACTTGTTCTTAGTGAGGTTTATTCAATCATAGGAAATGTTTATTGTATGAATACAGGCGAGGAATTGCCCGAATATGATGCCGTTGCAATGCTAGGAAAACAAATAAGAAATATTCTAATTAGAAATAGTGGCGAAACAAAAAATTAATTTAAAAAAAGGATTTAAGAATGGAAAATACAACACAGGAATTGATTTATCAATTATTAGCATTAATTGCAAGTGGAATTTTAGCAATTTTAGGTGCATACTTAAAAAAGTTAATTCAAACAAAAATTGACATACAAAAGTATGGTTTTGAAAATGACAGAGTAGAAAGAATTATTGACAATGCAATTAATTTTGCAGAACAAAAAGCAAAAGAATTTGCAAAAACACAATCCGAACAATTAGCATCAAATGAAAAGTTAAACACAGCAAAATTATATATAGATAGAGTTGATAAAAGTATCGTTGAAAAATTTGGCACACAATTAGATGATATGATTACAAGAAAAGTTGCACAAAAATTTGGCGTTTAGTTATGCAGTTATTATCTTTATTCTTAGAAGTGTTAAAGCAATTGTTTGTGCCATTAGGAGCTTATACACTTGGAAAAAAAACAAAAGAAAATGAACAATTAAAGGAAGAAAATGCAAAGCTTAAAGAGTATGACAATATTGAAAACGGTGAGCATAGCGTTAATGATGTTTATGATGCAAGGGTGTGGAAGTAAAAACAACACAATTTGCCCTAATTATCCAAAACCAACACAAGATGTGTTGGATAGGATAAAATCATTAAAAGATGATAGTGTAAATAATTGGATGCAAGAGCAATATAAATTAAATTTAAAATTAGGAGTTTGTAAAGAATGAAAACGCCCGCACAAGCAATAAGAATTGGAATAGATACTTATTATAAAACATATCAAGATGCAGTTGCCAAATTTTGGGAACACGGAAAACAGGTTGCAGGTTTGCCAGTTGAACACTGGATGATAGCACAAGCAGTGCAAGAAAGTAGATTTGACACATTTGCAACATCGCCAGTTGGTGCAAAAGGAATTGCACAATTTATGGAAAAAACAGCAATTGAGGTTGGAAATGATTTAAAACATTTAGAATTATTTGCAAATGGATTTAATAGAGAAGATGCAACACAAAGTATTTACGCACAAGTTTATTATATGAATAAACTTTTTAAAACTTGGAAAGTAAAAAGAACAGATGCGAGCAGAATGCAACTTGCACTTGCATCTTACAATGCAGGAGTTGGAAATATTATCAAGGCTCAAAAATTAAGTGGTGAAAAAAAACACTGGTTGGAAATAAAAAACCACTTAGCAAAAATCACTGGAAACAATGAAAAAGAAACAGTTAAATATGTTTCAATAATTACAGATTTTGCAATTATAATTGAAGATTATAAGCAAGATTAACACAACTTGCACCACTTGGTGCAGGTTTTAACACAACTTTTTAATAAAATCTACAAATAAATAAATAAAATCCAAAAAAACACTTGACAAACAAAAAAAACTTTGGTAAGATTTCAACATATAACAACAAAAGAGGTTGAAATGATGGTTTTAAGAATTTTAAATTTAAACAATAAAACTTTTAAAGATATTAACATAGAGAAATATAAATTTACAGACTTTGAAAAAACAATTGAGTTTTATTCAAAAGTAGAATTTATAAAATATCAAATAATCAGAAACTAAAAAGGATTTAATTATGGAAAAATTAAAAAGATACACAGTAACAATTGATTTATATGTTTATGCAAATTCAGATGATGATGCAATGAATGAAGCAAAAGAAATAGTTAAAATTTTAGAAAACAAAAATGACAGTAAAACAGAAATTTTAAGCATACACGAAACACCATTTGGAACAATTGGTGAAGCAAGAAAGGTTTTATAATATGGCAAAAATATATGAAGTTAGTTTTAATGATATTGTGCTTTTTAAATCATCAACAAAAAAAGGTGCAATTGATTTTATGAAAACATTAAATAAAAAGAATATGAGAATAAAATCAATAATTGAAAAAATTGAAAAAGATGGTGGTCAAGTTTTCGGTGTCATTTATGTTGACAAAAAAGATGATGAATATGTTTATCCAATAGCACAAAAAAGGATTTAGTTATGAAATGTTATAAAGAAGTTTATGGAGCAGATGCAGATAACAACAGAGGGGTTGCATCAATTAGTTATGAGATTGAAGAAAGTGACAAAGAAGAAATTGCGGAAAAGCTTTATGATATATTTTTAAGTGGTGAAATAACAGGTGAGCATAATATTTTTATGTACTGTTATTTGGTTGATGATGATATTGAAATAGTAGTAAATATTCAAGATTATATTGATAGGTTGATTAAAATAGCAGAGGCAGATAATGATATAAAAACAGATTTAGAATTGCAAAAATGGTTAACGCAACTAATTCAAGAAAAAGATGATTTAGCAACTTTAAAATATTTACAAAAAGAGGCAAAAGATGGAAAATAAAAATTTAACGCTTTGGGAAAAAGTACAAGATACACCAACAGAAACAATACAAAAAATAAAAGCAGAGGATGGAACAGAATTAAATAATGTTGCACCAATACACAGATTAAAAAAAGCAACAGAAGTTTTTGGAACTTATGGCAAAAACTGGGGATTAAAAAATATTAAACACAGTGAGCAAAAAATATTTAATACTTTAATTTTGGGAACAGTTGATGCAATTTTTTTCTATACACACAATGATGTAAAAATAGAGTTTGAAATAACAAATAGTATTTCAATTGTTTCAGTATCAGATGATAAAAAAATGAAAGTGAATTACACATACAGAAAAGCACTTGAAACGGACACAATAACAAAAGCTTTGTCTAGGTTAGGATTTAATGCAGATATATACACAGATAGTGAATTAATAGCAGGAACACAAGCAGAAACAGAATTTGATGAGTTGGTAGATATAAAAGATAAGGAGATGTAAGACAGTGGAAAAATTAAATTTTAGCCTATGGATTTCCTTAGTATGGTTTTTATTTTTAATATATGTGGTATTCATAAACGGAAAAGAAATAGCAAAAGGAAAAATATCATTTGATGGATTTTGGATTGCATTTTTTGCACCATCAATTGTTATGATATTACTTGAATATTTAATAAAAAGATAAAGCAATGCAAATTTTAAAAGAATTAAATAAGAAAAAAATATTAATTGTAAAAAGATTACTTGTGTTAAATTCAGAAATACAAAAATTAACAAGATATTATTGAAAGGTTTGAAATGTACACAAAAGAAGAACAATTGAAAAAAAATAGAAAAAATCCAAAAAGTGAAAGCACATTTGGAAAAAAAAACTATCCTTGGAACAATAAAGGAACACAAAAAACAAAAGTAAAAAAAACAGATGTAATTGATGAAGCTTATCTTAAATGGTTAGCAACACAACCTTGTATTATTACAGGGAAAAGAGCAAAGAGGGGAACAATGGCAAATGATATACACGTACATCATATTTACAGTAGAAACAAAGGGCGAAATGATTATAAAGCCGTGCCACTTATAGGGTATGTTCATAGTTGGGGTGATATGTGTTATCACAGTAACACAAAAGAAGATTTTATAAAAAAACACAAGTTAATGATTGATGATATTATTGAGTATTTTGAAGATTGTGCGGAAAATTTTATAAATGAATATAAAAAATTTGAAAAATCTTAAAAAACACTTGATTTATTTAAAATAATTTGTTAGAATACATAAAAGAAACACAATAGGAGTAAAAAACAATGGATGAAATAAAAAAACTTTTAGAAATAAAAGATGGTGAAAACTTCATTTTGGATATAACAGAGGTTGCAACAATAACTGGAAAGCATATTGAAAGTGTAAGAGCAAGCAGAAAAAAAGATTGCAAGTTAGATAAGTTAGTAATTTTTGAAAAAATAAAAGATATTTTAAAAAATGAAGCTACAAAAGAAACAAAAATCACAGGTGACAAAGTTGGCATTTTAAATGGTTTAGATGGAATGCTTAAAGAGTCTAGCAAATACGAAATTATTATCAGAGAGGCATAATACAATGGCAAAAGAAAATGAATTTAATCCAACAAAATTAATGGAAATAGCAACACAATCAAAAATTGGAAAAGTAATAAATTTACAAAAGTATGAAGATTTTGTTAAGGTTGTAAGAACGGAAGAAAATGTTGCAGACCTATTTGGTGAAATTGAAAAAACAACCCTCGCAGTTCGGTTAAGGACCACATTAACCATACTTGATGAGGTGATTAATGCTGCAATAACCATTGGTTTTTTTAATGCGTACCAGCTAAAGAAGAACCAAATACTAACCTCTAAGGGGGTACAAGAGAGGTATTCCGCTGCTACGTTACGGAGACATCCTGCACACATAAACCCAACTCATATATGAAGTAACCCGGTTTCTGTAACAGAACCCCCCGTTAATGTCGACAGTGGTACACAAAG